TCAACATCTGCGTATTGCGGCCACGCCTCGGGGTCTATCAATACCAGCTCCAGTTGTGGTTGCGGAGCGACATTGCAAGGCACAGCGGGTGCAAGTCGTATGTAGCACCCGTCATTGGTGCGCCCGGTGCGCCCTGCCCTCTGGTCCGACACCTCCGGGGTCACGTTGCTATGTATGAGCGTGCCATCGTCGTTCTGGATCATGTCACCATCATCTATCACAAGCGTCACGCCTGGTAGTGTTGTGCCGACCTCTGCGATGGTCGAAGCCACCACGTGGCCTGTTGCGGGTGGAGTGTCGCCAGAAACCCAACGTCTGGCAGGCCATCCAAGCCCTTCGAACACTTGTAAGTGCTTATGAACGGTTGAAACCCGCGCTGTGATGACCAGCACGCGGCCCAACGAGATGTCCGCCCGGTTCCTAGCACGAACCAGTGCTTCATGCAGCGACAGGCCGTGCCAGGCCAGCTTTCGCACGGTGAACGATGCTTGTATCGGCGGTGCCAAGACTGGCGCCCCGCGCATCAGCGTAGTCGTCCATTTGTTTGGTGTTGCGGATAGACCCACCTTAGTGGTGTCGCTCAGCCTGCGCATCAAGTAGAACAACGACGGGCTAGGCACATGAACTTCGTCAGCCACGAGGAGGCCGATGGATTTCCCCCAGCGCCGGTTGTATGCCAGCCTGGTGGCGGCATGTGCGAAGGTCGCAACATATGTCGTGCCAGGTACGAATTTCACCCCTCGCTCCAACACGGTAGCACCGACCGCGTCAGCTATTCCTGCACGTAGGGCCTTCTGCGGAGCCACGATCAGCGTTGTTTTCTCGCTCCAGCGCAAGAGCTGTGGTATGAGCCCGGTCGTCTTCCCGGAGCCTGTTGGTGCTTTGACCACGATGTCTCGCCCTGCCTTCAACGAGGGCAAAACGCGGTTCGTGGCAAACTCCGTCCATGCGTCAATAGGGAACTCTCGTGCGTGACGGAGCCCCGGAGACTCAAGCACCTGCAGCGATGTAAGGTTGGTGGCCCAGACTTCTACAGCAGTCGCAACTGCCTGTAGTGGTGTCTCGGCAACGAGCGGGTGAACCAGCTCATGCGGCAGTAGATCCACGAGAGCTAACGTGACCCTCTTGACAGGTAGCCATGGGTCTCTGGGTATCAAACTGGCCAACGCGAGGCTGGATTCACCAGTGCCCATCCAAACGATAGCTGAGAAGGTGCCAAATATCAAGGCGCCGTCCAGGTAGTACGTACGGTAAGCGATCCAGAACCAACGCAGTATCGCTACGTTGTTTAGTGATCTCAAGCCGTAAACCAGCAGGGCCGTGCCGAGCACGGCGTACTGCATAGCACCGTACGCACGTCTCCTCGCGCCGGGACTGAGGTCCGGGCCCATGCGCATAAACTCATCGGAAGCCACGAGGGCTGCGAAGGGTGATGTGCGTAGGGGCACGGCCAACTCGCGTAGGTCCTCGGGCTCGCCCGCCGCATAATAGGCGAAGTTCTCCAGATACCTGTTTGTCGTGCTCAGAGGATAGCTTGCAGGGTAAGACGGTCGCTCACCGAGTAGAGCCATCGCTCCTATCGCGCGGAGCCCGTCGCGCACATCTGACAATGTGCGGACGGCAGCATGCTCGAAGCCGAGGTAGGCGACCCACGCGTCATGCCTCGATCTACCCGCCCACTCCGGCAATTCCTTGTAATGCAGTTGCAAGACCGTTGCATACTCAGGGAACCTGTGGTATTTGAGCCACTTGGTGCCGCCTGCCTGGTTGGCAACCAAAGAACGAAGCAGTGGTTCCTCTTTAGACAGCGCATCATAGAGCGATTCACTATGAGCAGTTAGCAGGACATGGCCTATCAGTCTCGCGTACAGGGTTCGCGGGTCGGCGCCATACGGCACCGCCGTCTGCCTCATCATTATCGACCGGACATCATGGCGGACGGCAAACCGGTGGGGTTTGATATCGAACCGTTCTGCCTCGGCAGCAACGTCCGACCACGGCACAAACGCCTTCTTGCAGAAGCTCAAGCCTTCTAACTGACTGCTGGGTCGACCGAAGCGCACCACCTGACCAGTGTTTGTCAATGCCCAATCTGCCGCACGCTTGAGCAGGTTTTCACTCAGGTCGAAATCCGTATGCAGCATTCCATCATCATTCATGTTGGTGATGGAGTAGCGCCGCATCGCTTCTTCGACAGGAAGCCCGGTTGCGGCCGCGAGAGCACCTATCATCGTGATCTGCGTCGCCGCACACCCGTCAGCTGAAACAGACGCTTGTCCCGTCGTGCCACCGCGCAGCTTCGGGTACAACTCGCCTGTGGCGTAGCTAAAGATAGCTCCTTTCTCCATCGACGAGTAGTTCGCTTTTATCCAGGCCGCGATTTCCTCATATTGAGGGTTGCCTTCAAACCCATATGCGCGCAAGTTCGCGATCTCTTGCAGAAGCTCACCCGGGAACTTCGAGTCAGCTGCTGTGAAGTCAAACTCAACATGATACTTCTTGTTGGCAGCGTGCTCGAATTTGCGATTGTACCCTGCACCGTTCATAGGCATGCCTATCGCCCATGGTAGATCAGCCCACATACGTGGCGCACGCTTGTTAAGACACCCGTCGAACAGCATCTTGCGGTAGTAATCGCGATGTATCATGGGCGTGATCGTTCGCATCGAGTCTGGCCTTGCGTCTAGCTTCGCTGCGTAGTCGACGAAGGCTTTTGGGAACGTGCCATGCAGCCCGAAATCAACAACACCATTGGACAAGTCACGGCGGACTTCAGCCTCGATGGCTTGCAGCACACCTGTCGCCAAGCAATGGGCGCGTGAGCGTATGCCTGTGCGCATTAAGCGTGTCAGGTGAACGGGCTCACCCTGTTCAACGAACCAGTCGGTCGCTATCCTCGCACCTTCAAGCATGGGGCCTGGGCCGTACTTAGCCACCATATTCCGAGTGAATTGACGGTCGGTCCATATGTCAGTGTTTGCGAAGAAAGTGCGGTATCGTTGCTGCAACCCGATTCGTGCCAGCGACATCATGTTCTCACCCTCCTCCGTACAAACGGGGTCAAGCCCATAACGGGCTATTGAAGCTGCCTCCGTAGCGGTAGTGAACCTGGAGGCGGTGTTGGTGCCCAGCTCGGCCCTGTGCACGGAGAGCCACCTTTCACGCCTTTCGAGAAGGTATGGTGTCGTACGCTCATCAAGGCGCATACGCCGAGTGTGCGCATACACAGTCTCCTTGATCACGTGTGAAGGCATGGCGTTACGATGCCATTCTACCTGCCTTTTCATCACAGCTTCGGGCTCCAGGTTCTGCGATATGAAACGCGGCTCAGCGAGAGGCAGGTCGCGACTCTTACGCAGACGCGGTAAGAAATCATCATAACGGTGACGCCGCACGTCGTGATGTTGGAAATTCCATGCCATCTTCCGCGTCCGACGCATCTGTTGCCCGACATCCACGCGCGGTACGCACATGCCAGCTTTGTAGACCGCCACGGCCACGTGCAGCACCGCAACATCAATGAAACCGCTTATCAAGCAGCAGACGCGGTAAAATGGCCCGCCAGGGCCAATCCATTGGCGCAGTCGCCACCACACACCTTCATGTGTGCCTAGAACGTCTTCTACAGCCTCCGCCTGCGCTGGGCTCGATTCCAACTCGCCTATAAACGTCGGGTCCGTCGCTTCGGGCCGGCTCGCACCGACCGTCGCCGTGGACCTTGTCAGATCGTCTGGAGGCGAGCCTCTGCGATGCAACAGGTCCGGTAAACAACGTATCGGGCCGAGATACACCGTGTGCCCGCCAGCACCATCGTCCTCGACGAGGAACATGTGGTCTAGCACCACGTTGTTCAGCACTGGCTCCAGGATATGGAGGTTTCCACCCTCTAATCGCGCAATGACACCACCTAACTTGAATAGTTGAGCGTACGAGCGACATAGGTCCAGACACTCATGAACGTTGAGGTCATGGGCCGGCTGATGAGGTGATGTATGCATTAAGCGTACACGGTCACCGCTTGCGCCTCTCGGCATGGCGGTGCAGCCGCACCGACCGCTGGCGCTGAGCCTCACCCCACATTCCACGCACTCCGTTAAAGTCGTGGCCACGTTCATGTAACGCAAGACCTCCGCCGGGCTGACCGGATCAACCGCACGCCTGGGGTTGTTGTACGGTCCCAGCCGCCTGGTTAGAATAGCGTTGAACATGTCATCAGACACGGGATTGCCATCCTCGGTGAAACACGGTGCGCCATTCAGTACGGTGGCTTCTTCGAGGCTTTCAAGGAGCGTTGTCAGCTCAGCTTCGGTCAGCGTTGATGTTGGCCCACCGAAGGCCCTGCGTGCCGCCTGCCATTGACGCACCCGCTCATGCGTTGGGTGCAACAATGACCCGGCGTGCATACCTGCTTCCGCCAGCCGCAAGCCGCAAGCAGCCCATATCTGGTAAGCACGAAGCCCTTTGAGCGCGAGTGACGGGTCACAGGCCGTCTGTGTGTGCAATACACGGTGTACCGCCGTGACGCAGTTGTTGTCGGCGCCGTACACGACACCCCCCTGTGCTCGCATCAGCCTCCAGCACTCCTCAACATCGAGCCGAGGGATTCGCCATGTGTAGACGCGACAGCGGGGTACGTTACCGTTACGACGCGGGGTCAGCACCCATGCGTCACGCGGCAAGACACATTCGATCAGCTCACCGTCAATCGCGAGCGCCACATGATGCCACGGTAGATATCCCCTCGACACTGCGTAAGTCACGATGAACGACCCGCTAGAAGGCACCTGACCTACATAACTGACAGGGAAGCTACGGGACACCACCACGTCCCGGAAGATTGCGACGCCTGACAGTGCGCGATACACCGTAGTCACGTAAGAGGGCGCGTA